GTTCTAACCGTAGCGATCGCCTCGCCACAAGAGCCACAGACGACATCCACGCTATATTCGTACAGTCGTCCGCGCGTCTGCTGGCCACAAAAATCACAGGTAACGTGATTGTCGTAGTACCTGATAAAACGCGGGTTGCCGCCCTCGATGACTTCTAGGTCAACCACGGGGCCACTCCACCACAGAACTACGCGCACCCTTGGGCAGGCCGTTACACAGGTTCGTGATAATCCGCCCGTTTTGGTCAACGTAGGCGCCAACGTCATAACCGCGCTCACGCCAGTAGTCGCTGATCTGTTGAGCGGCCTTTACCGAACGCTCAAGGTTTTCCTTAAAGTACTTCCAATTATTTTTCATGGCTTCCTCACAGAAAAAAAATCTCGTATAGCGCCGCTGCGGCTACCGCAAAAAGCACCAAGTCAGGAATCATCCTCATCGTCGCCATCCTTGACTTCGTAAGTCGTCGTCCTGGGGCCAGTCACGTTAATCCCGATCATGCTGGGTCGCATCTCATCGCTATTCGGCTCAAGCAGACCACGGTGCTTCGCCAGCAAGCGAAGCGCCGTCAGCTTGTCGTGCATCTCAACCTCAATGTTAGCGCCATCCTGCGTCTGCGTAACCTTAACCTTCTTAATGGTACGCCGCGCTCTCGGGCTTAACTCATTAGATGCACGGATTTGCACCTGACCCATTTCGTCCCAGGACAACACATCCGTGATCTCGCTGGAGGCCAAAGCCTCAAGTTCCTGCACGACCGCCTGCTTGCGGTCCTCATCCTGCGAAGCAAGAGCCGCGCGAGCCTGCCGAACCGTTAGCGGTTTACTCTCCACCAACAACCTCCGCGCCGTTGGCAGCAAATCCCGCCACATCCACCCAGCTATCCATGTGCGCCGGATCGCAGCACAACCTGGATAGCTTCTGCGCCGCGTTGCACATGCACACCTGAGCCGCCGTTACCTCAACTCCAAGAATGACGCTCCACATGGCAGCCGTGCGGGTGTGGTTTTCCAGCGGCGTTCCATACTTGCCCTCCCGGTCAGCAACCGCGCCAGCCGCAGCCTCAAGGCATTCCGTCCTATTCATCGTCTATCATCACCTTCCCTGCATAAATAAGCCCGCCATGCAACTCGCAATAGCTACCCCGGATGGCCCGCTCGCCACAGCCTTCGCGCCATTGGCATTGACTGTGCGGGCGCAAGCCCATCCCAAAGCTACTAGTCTCCCACAAAGCAAAGGCTCGCGTGTGCTTGTCGCTCGCCCCACCCTTGTCCACGCTAGAGCGTGGCGATCTAAGCGTCGTCATCTTCCTCTACCTCCATAGCACCAAACCCGTCGCAAGACGCGCAGCCAACGATCTCCTCCTGAACATAGCCACCCTGCGAAAAGCTGCGAACGCTGCGGTCCAGCCTAAGCACACCCTCACCGGCACAAGCCGGGCATTCTATCTGTTTCATGAAACTCTCCTGTCTGAGTTACACACTATCGTATATCTGGCGTGTCACTGTCACCTAAAAAACGCAACGCTGGTAAATGTCGAAAATCCAGATTTGCAGGAAAATTTTGAGCGACACCCCCCTCAATAGTAGCGAGGGGGCGGGGGGCAAGGGGTGCCCTGTTTAAACCAAGCCGGGCATTCCTACGGCCCCAAACACACCAATAGCGGGTGTCGCATAATATGTATTATGACAAATGAACGGATTTCTGCGGTTTTTAGGATGGGGTGGTCTCAACTATTAGATGTCGCTCCACGTCGGCCAATGCCGGAACACCGGCCCGTCTTGCCAAGGCGGCACGGGCTACTTCTTGCGTGGCTTGCTGTACTTGCTGCGCCGAAAAGCCTTTATTTGCCAATCGGTTAGCCGCGCCCAGTTCTTGGTCGGCACGTTTAAACTGGCCGGTGGTGCGCTCAACGGCGGTCGCATAGGCCGACGCGAGAGAGAGGGCGAGAGAGCGCGAGAGAGCGAGAGAGGTTTCGTCCTCCCCCAAACCCCCTTTTACTTCATCTATAGGCTCGGGGTCAGTCGCTAGTCTAATGCGGTCAGCGCTGGCTATATCCTCGCGGCTGGGCTTCGCCTCGTCGCCCAGCCAAAGGACTTGATAACGGTTGGTTTTCCAACCTGACGCCGTTTCCTGGTAGTCCTTTGGTCGAAGCTGCCTAACGTAGCCAGCCGCCTTTAGGCGTTGCACCGCGTCAAAGATGCTTTTCTCGGTCTTATGACCGCTTATCAACCGCATCGTCTCCATAGCGGGCCAGCACACCCCGGCGCGATTAACGAATGCGCACATTGCCCCTAAAACGCGCCTGTCAGCGTCTTTTAGCCGCTTGTCGCCAAACGCCCTACTCGGGACAATCGACCACGGCCATTTGCCCTCCGGCAGCTTAGAAGGGGATGTCATCGTCATATACCTCAGCCTTCCGCGATCCCGTGACAGTCGCGCCGGGAAACGCGGCCTTTACAATGTCCGCCGCCTTCGCGGCTTCATTAGTCGCCAGAAGGTTGGCGATCTCCTCAACGCTGTACACTAGCACGTTCTCGCCTTTCCGCTGGCGCGCCACCTTCCCGGCTTCGTGGTGATCCGGGCAGACGCAAAGAACGCGCCCGTCTGCCATTGGGGCGTCCCAGAACCGGCCTTCAAGCGGCTTGTGGCCAGCCGAGAGCGCGGCAGCTTCCAGCGCCGCGTATCCGCGCAGCGTCACGCTAACTTGATGGGCCACCTCGCGATGGTCAACCGCGCTTATCGCTTCGTTCATTCGATACACTTGCTGATAAAAGCGCTCCCGCAGCGCCGGGCTGGCAAGATCGGCCAGCCGGTCGCGCCCCCAGCGCTCCTCATACGCCGTCGCGGCCTTGTCAAACTCCAGAACCGCGCTTTGCGTTTTGTCATATGCCGAGGCCGAGGCGTATTGCGTGACCCGGCTCATTGACCTGTTGGGCTTCTTCGCCCGGACTTTTTTAAGGCTCAAATTGACCTCCTATTTTCTATAGCAGATACGTGGTTCGGTACGCATACGCCCCCCTATAGGGGGGGCGTATGCTGCGTACCTGCTAACCGTTTCGGTTCGGAGCTGCGTACGCGTTCGCGAACCACCTCAAAACCCTAGCATTTCCGCGCCTTTCGCGCCCATAAAACTGCGTACGCGTTCGCGAACGTGCCCACATACGAAAAAACACGTACGCAAAACGGTTCGCACCCTCTGCGTACCTGCGTACGTGTAACTCATTATATACAGGCTATATCCCGGCGTCATAAAAAAGTGCTCGCTGGGGGTTGACTACTGTTTATATCGCTCGTATATCGTTGGTTACACTGAAACATAGGAGGATCAACAAATGAATTATGCAATGGGTTTCTTTTTAGTTTGCTGCACTACCGTAGCGGCCTTTCAGATGTTCGGCTAACAGGAGGAATAGACCATGACCACAAAAGCCGCCACCCGCGAAGACTGGTTGCGCCGCGTAGCACAGGCAATGGAGCCTAAGTTTGCTGCCCTCGACGCGCCGTTGCCCAAGTATCGCGTTTCTTGCTCTTTTCCCTCGACCGGCGGCTTGGCGCGCAATCGGCGCACCATTGGCCAGTGTTGGTCGCCCGCCGCCAGCGCGGACGGCACTACTGAAATATTCGTTTCGCCCACCCAAGACGACCCGGTAAACGTCGCCGCCGTTCTGGCGCATGAAATGGTTCACGCTGCCGTATGCACCGACGCTGGCCATGGCCCAGCCTTCCGCCGGGTTGCCGTCGCCTTGGGCCTTGAGGGACCAATGACCGCGACCGTTGCGGGCGAAGCGTTTAAACAAATGATCGGGCCGATCCTTGCAAAGGCCGGGAATTATCCGCACGCGAAGCTGGACGCCAGCCAGCGCAAAAAACAGACGACGCGCTTGGTCAAATGCCAGTGCTCGACATGTGGTTACACGGTTAGGACGACCGCCAAATGGCTAGACGCCATGGGCGCGCCGCTTTGCCCGGCGCACGGGGAAATGGACGTTTCCTAAGATTGCCCCGGTTCCGGCCCGCTACGGCGGGCCGGTTCCCGGTCAATCACGACCGACAACAGGAAGGAAAACCAATGTCACACTTTTACGCATCAATCCCAACATCATCCCGCAAAACCGTAGCGACCGCACGCGGCCATAAATCGACGGGCCTTGAGGTCCGCGCGGCATCATGGGCGGGCGCAGTTAGCGTAACGCTGCGCCATTGCGAGACTACGGGCCGCGACCTTTTCGAGGTGTGGCAGGAACCGCACCACGGTCAGGGCGTTCATGTCCTGATCGCTGAGGGCGTCGTCGGCCAGGAGGACGCGGCATGAAAATCCCAGTCAAAACCATTGCAACGGAAAAAGTCTACGCCACACCTGAATTCTGGGACGCGGGCTACGCTCAACGGGTCGAGGCTGCGCTGCTGTCCGTCAATGGCCGCGCGCGTTCGTTCACGCTTGCAACGTATGGCGACGTTCGCGCCGTCGTAGACAAGGTTGAGGAACGCCTGGACCGCCTTGGTGTTTCTAAGAGTAACCGGCTCGGCGCGGAGATAACCTTCGTGCCTGGCGGCCCGGGGTCTAATAGCTACAGGCACGCCGCGATTTCTACCAAAATCACGTTGATCAGGACGAGCGGTGGCTGGTTTCTGGTTGGCGTTGAGCGGGATCTGGTCTACCCAACATCAAGCGAGCGTTTGAAAATCGCGTTATCTCGCGACGGCTGCGAACAAATTGTTGCGGTCGCGATGCGCGATATCGTTGAGGTCGAACAAATGCAACAGGTGGCGTAATGGGGCGCGGAATGACTATCCAGGAACTAGCAACGGAAGCCCTCGCAACATTCGTTCGTAAAAAATGCGCGAACGGAGAGCCCTATTATCACTCAACCGCCGACGACAACTGGATCACGGGCATGATCTACTCGGCCCACGGCGGCATGCCGCCCGACGATCACAAATACGACATGATCCACTCGGCACTACATGCCATCGCATACGACAATGCCGATCCCGACGATATGTTAGAAACCGCAGACAGCATGGTTAGCGTCTACTATAACGCCCGCAGCGCGTGGCTCTCATCACACGGCGAGCGCCGAGACTATGTAAACGATGCCACAAGCGAATATGGCCCGCGTGACGATATCTCGGACGCTATCGCGCAAGGTTGGTTCATGGAGGCAATGGAGGTCTGCGCGAGTGTCGTCAAATCCCTGCGGGATGAACTAGACAACCGCGAAGAGTAAACCGCCCAGTTACGGGGTCTCTGTGGCCCCGTTTCTCGGCTGTTTATGGCCGGTTTTGAGGAGAGGGAGATCAATGATTATCGGAACGGTTAGAGTCGAAGAGTCCCGTGCCTACGATAGCCACGCGGGTTATCATCAATTCCATGCCGAAGAAACCCAGGAACCGTATGGTTCGTTTGAGGTGTTTTGGCACCAGGATGAACCGGCCCCAGAACTAGCAACGTGTCGCGGCAAGGCCCCAGGCTGGTATTGGTGGGCATGCTCTCCCGGCTGTATGCCAGATGGAGAGCCTGTGGGGCCGTTCGCCTATTCACAGCAAGCGCACCAAGATGCCGACGAATGGTCGCCTGAATATGACGACGAATTCGAGAAGATCGTATGATCCGCGCCGTTGTATTAGACCTAGTCGCACTCGGCTGCATGCTGGGGGCGGTTTACCTTGTGGCCGTGGTTTTATGGGCCGTGCTTTAACCTAGATAGCATCTTTTCTCAGCGGAAATAAAAACGAATCCCCGATCCACAAGGCGTTGACGCGCAGACGATAGCGTTGACGCCTTGTGGTCTGGGTAGCGCTCGCGACATGCGGCCACCCATTCCTCAATATGCGGGCGTTGGCCGTGCGCAAATCGTTCATCAAATGCGCCCAGTTCCCGCAGTACGTCCAAAACTAGGCCCGCCGTACCCTTCGGGTTTTCGCGACCGCCCGGCGTTGCGGCATCGCGCGCCGGGCGCAGTACCAGGGACGAACCGCCGACGATTGCGACCGTCGCCAACTCAAACGAAATAGGCTCACCTTGTTCTGCGTCTTTCTGCTTTTCGACCTTCATTGTCAGCAAGTCGCCGTTGCGCTCGGTCTTGATCGATGCATATACACCGGCCAATAGCGACGACGATCCGCGCAGCCCGCGCGCAACGTCTTTCCCGCTGTGGTGGATGCCTAGGACCGCCGCGCGGCAGTGTCGCTTCACGGTTTCCGCCGCTTCAACGAAAACGCCCATGGCCTTGGCGTCGTTCTCGTCCTCGCCTACGAGCGACCGGGCCACCGTGTCGATTACCACCAACGACAGGGGCGCGGCGAGACGATCAATTGTCGCGATTAGCTTGGCCAGTTGCTCGCCATCGACCATCGCCACCGCGCGCGGCACTACGAAGAATGGCGGGTTGCCTTTCACCGCGTTGGCAAATTGCCACGACTTCACGCGCTGGCCCATCCCGCCGACGCCTTCGCCTGCGATGTACAGCACCGCGCCCTTCTTGGTCGCCTTGCCATGCCACGCGCGGCCCGCCGCGACGTGCAGCGCGATGTCTAGCGCTGCGAAGGATTTACCCGCCCCCGGCGGGCCGTACAAAACCGAAAACTCTGCATCCGGCAGCACGCCGTCAACTAGCCACTCGACCGGAGGCTTTGCACGCACAGCGCGAATGTCCAAAACCTCGAACGTGTCGGGCAGCACTTCGCCAGCCTCAGCTTCGACATGGTCAGGGCTAGGCGCGGCGTCAAAATTCTCTGAATCTCCAAAAACGACAGGGGCGCTGCGAACTATTTCTAACAAGTCCTCCACAGTTTTGCCGCTTTTTAGAAAATCAACGACATCCTGCTTTTCTTCCAGGTCGGGCAAGTGGGCAATCTTGATCTGGGTCGTTGACTTGTCCAGCGAGGCGATGACGGCGTTGGCGTATTTGTCTCCCGCCGCGTCATTGTCTGGCAGCACGACGATATTGCGCCCGTTTAAATGCTTTGCGTGGTGTGGCCGCCAACCGTTGCAACCCTGGCTCGCGGTTGTCGCCAACAGGCCCAGCCTGCTTAACGCATGGACGCACTTCTCTCCCTCAACGACGAAGACAGGATCGTCGGGCCGGGCCAGTAAGTCCGGCAATTTATACAGCGGCATCTCGATACCATTGATACCCGCCACCCGTCGGCCCGCCTCGTATCGGTATTGCAGGAATCTCTTGCCGCCGTCCCTGTCCACGCGGCGCTCGACCTCTGCCACAATCTCGCCAGATTCGTTGACGTAGGGATAGATGGCCTCTCGCCACTCGCGCGGCTCAAGTCTGCCCTGATCCTTTCGCGCGATGCCGAACTTCTTCTCTAGCAGTTCGGGGATCGACTTCAGCCCTGCCCCCTCGTGGCGGCGCACAAGGTCAACAACGCCGCCGCCTTCCTGATCCTCGAACGAATACCAAGTCCCGGTGGCAAGGTCGAGCGACATGCTGCCGTTGGTCCCCCAACGCAACTCCCTGGAAGTAGAATACTTGGGATTTGGCTCCCCAAGGTATGCCGTCGCTACCGTGCGAGCGTGCGCCGCGATGTTAGTCATTGTTTTAACCCTCCTGTAGGAACGGGGGCGACCGCAGCCGCCCCCGCAAAACTTAGAAAATGTCGCCGGTATCCACGGAGACTTCCGCCTTCTTCATTTCTGGCGCGTTGCCTTCGCTGTCGCCATCCATTTGTTTGGGCCGGTCGGTCCATCCAACGATAGACCAGTCTGGCACCCGGAAGGACAACTCGCCACCGGGCGTGTTGACCTTAATTTTCTTGCCACCCTTGATCTCGACGACCGGCACCTTTCCTTCGTTGGCCGGTGCTTCCGCAACGTATTGATCGTGGAGTTCATCCAGCGCACGAACGACAGTTTTTGCAGCAGACGAAAGTTCGCGCAAGCCGAGTTCGTCGTTGTACAGACGAACGCGGAAGCCCATCTTGTGGTCTTCGGTCGGCTTGGCTGGCATCGCGCCGCCAACCTTAGTCATCACAAAACTCGGCGTGGGCACATACGCCACCCAGCCAACCTCGAGATTCTCTAGGTCAGCGATAAGTTTGACTGGCATCTGTATATCTACGTCGTCGTTCTCCCACTCGCCCGAAGCCGTTTGTTCCCTGTGCCGCACGATGAAGTCGCCTGCCTTCGCATCCCACTTCACGATTGGCGGGAAGTTGCCACCACCGCTACCGCCGCCATTGCTACCGTTGTCTACGATACCTAGTGCCATAGTTAGTTGTCCTTCTTCTGTTTATCCGCCCGCACCATCGCGGGGGATGGGGCTAGAAGTTCGCGGGCAATCATGCAGAGCGCCGCGAACGTCAATTCACAATAATACTGCCAGTCATATGTCTCTTTGCCGTCAGCCATTCGGACCATCGCCTGCACCGGAACTCGGGCCACAATCGGTCGCCTGTCGAACTTGTAGATCAAACACGGCATCAGCCCTGCCTTGCTCGCTGCCGTGCAAGCTTGCTCCCACCAGTGCGGCGATGCCACGCCGGTCCCGGCGTATCGTTTGCACTCAATGAGAAACGGCCAGTTGTCGCAACTCACCGGGATCAGGTCGCCTCGGTCGCGCTCCCTGTACTGATCTAGGTCGCGTTTAAACTTGATCCCAAGTTCCGCTTCTAGGTCTGAGGCAATGCTGCGCTCGAAGCTCGCGCCCTTTGCGCGACCATTAACCATTATTTCTGGCGGCGTCGATCATCCTGTCGATGCGCGGCTTGCGCTCCTGTAAATAGGCGCTGACTTCTCGCTCCAAGATTTCGTCCACGAAGCTGGATCGGTTCCTATGTGCGGAGGTCGGCCACGCCTCGTCAATCAAGGCCATAGTTTCGGGTCGAATCGAAAAGAGTGCGCGAGTCATGCGTCGTGTCATGTCACAAAGTCCTTGTTTGAGTGCGTCGATTCAACTATATACGGATGATGACTCGAAGATGCAAGCGATATATCAATAAGTTATACAGGAGGTATAGAGTGTTTAAATCTTTGCGCTTGGCTCGCCTGAGCCGCACAGGTCGATTCATCTACATCGCGATCAAGCAGGGAGAAAAGAAATGGTAGGAAAACTGACGCCGAGCGACATGGCGACGGCCAGCACGGTCGCGACGATCATGGGCTACAATCCGTGGTCAACCCCGAACGACGCACTGACAAAGGCCATTGCGGCAGCCGAAGGAAAGCCCGACGACTGGCAGGGCAACGAGGCAACGGGCTGGGGCGACCGGCTCGAACCGATCATCATCAACCTCGCAGCCGAGCGCCTCGGCCTGACCCATGTTAAAACGGAGTTTAACGAAGCCTTTTTCCATAAGTCGGCCCCGTTGGCTTGCAGCCTAGATGGCGAGGCGCGTGGGTCTGGCTTCGTTTCGACTGACACGGAGCGCGGCATCTACGCCGTCAACGCACCGAAGATTGCGATCAATGGATTGGGCATCATTGAGAGCAAGGTCACTTCTGCGCTGCCAGAGATGGAGCCGCCGCCGCATCGCGGGCCGCTGCAACTACAGGCGCAGATGGCATGCACTGGCCACGCATGGGGAGTTGTTGCCACTCTATACCGTGGCATTGAATTAAGGCTGTATGTCTACGCCAGCGATCCTGCGGTTCAGCAACGGATCATTGACGCATCGGTTGAGTTTAAACAGCGTGTCACAGACTGTGACTTCTACCCGCCGATCAGTAGCGCAGACGCCGACACCGCTTACAGCCGCGTTGACAATGGTGCGCCATCCATTGACCTATCTGTCACGGAGGGCGGCAATGACTATCTAGCCATGCTGGTGACGGGTAAGCAGCGCAAGCGTGATGCCGAGGATATGATTGAAGAGGCGGAGCGCAATCTCAAAGAGATCATGGGATGCCATGAACAGGCGCATGGCCTTGCCAACAATGCCGCCTACAAGGTCATCTGGGGGGAGCGCAAGTATTCAGCGCAGCCGCAGAAGATTGTTGAGGCCAAGCCTGCTCGAACTGTGCGGAGCAAGACCCTCACGCTCAAGCCTTTAGACTGAGAGGGCCTTAATCGTGAGCAAAATTGACATCGTTGATCTTCTTGAACTCGCGCGAGCCGAGATATTGCGACTCCGCGAGCCGCTCCGCGTGGAGTATGGGGACGCGCCTCACCCGGTGGAGAAAGACCCAGTGCATCCCGACGTATCGGCAGGCTGGAACAGCCCATTGCGGCTGAGGTTAAACGCCATAAAAATGAACGCAGTCGGGCTTACTGCTAACCTTAGAGCTAACGGAGTGACAAAATCTTGCGAGCAAGTCCGCCGCTATATCACTGGCGTCTCGGTCCCGTCCGAGGAAATTAAAAGCCACATAAGCTCTATCGTTGGGGTTGCTGTATACGATATCTGGCCGCCGTACATCCCGCCTCGTATCTGGAGAGAAACGTCAGCCAAGAGAGAAGAGGTAAAAAGAACTCACATCATGCTTACAAAAACGAGGCGGGATTCTCTTGAAAGCAGGAAAAAAGAAGCCAAACCCGCGCTTGTAAGGGCGGCGAGCAAATAGTCACTAACGTCCCTGCCCGCGATACTTCTTGTAGGCGCGGCGTTTCGCCTTGTTTTTGGGACGGGTCAGCGAGCTAGAGCCGATTGAAGTCACGTGCTTCAGCGGCTCTGGCCTCGCGGCCACGCCAATTATTTTATTTTTTGCCATGGTCCTTGGTCACTTTTGCCAGGATAATGTTTACGAGGGGTGCGATGATGCGCGCACCATCAACTCGCTCGATGATTAGATAGCCGCTCTCGCTATCGACGGACCAATCTTTGTCGCTCGCGATTGGGATCGCCTCTGACGATCCATCGCTGAAGTCGATTTCAAAAATCAGCATCCATCAACTCCTTCAAGTGCTTCGGCAGTCTCGGCGAGAACGCCACATCCCCGCGCCGGGTGACGTAAGCGATGTGGACGCCGAGTTTTATCTGCGTTTTCGTTCTAACTCTGTTTATCCGCGATGGATTTTTTCGTCCCTTGTTTACTCTCTGTGCGTCTGACTTGCTGTCCAGGTAGACTACATCCTGCGTGTCGTTGTGGATGCAGATTAAGTCGATTGGCGATGAGGCTCGGAACACAGGCATGTAGACCGTGAAGTGTCTCTGCATCATGTAAAGCGCCAGAGTCGATTCACTGATCGCGCCCCGCTGATGCCTATCGTCACCCCACGATGCGCTTGGCATATCTTGCCGCTCTCTCTGGCGTTTGCCCCGCGTACTTGCTGTCCAGTAGCTCTTCCGATGCCTTTTCAAATTGACCGTCCTTCATTGCGGCCAGCATACGTTTAAACTTCAACAAGTTTGGCAAGCCCATCTGGAACGCAAGTTCCACCAGAACCTCTTTGCGCTGATTGTCCAGCGAGGATGCCCAGGGCAGGGCTTTGCCAAGCTCGTCAATGCACCGCCGCACATCGTTCATAAGAAGATACTCAGCCTCTTCAAGCGATAGGCCGATGCCGACGCCTTCTTCGATGCACCGGCCAATGCCCACGGTTACATACCCAAGATGATCTTTGTATGCGTGTGACCGAAAGCCCTCTTCTCTGCGAAGAGACGCGATGATGTTCTCTAGGCGATCCACGATCATTTGTTGACGCCTTTGTATTTTTCAAACGTGCGAAGCGACCCAAGCCCAAGAAGCCCGCCAAGCACTGTGAGCAGGCTAGTCATGTCAAATTCGGGCAGCGCCGGGATCGTCCAGCCCCAAGTCACAACACAGAAAAGAAGCAACGGCTGAATGACGAAGTGATACGCAAAGGCAACGCCACATACCCAGCCGATGAATGGCCGCCATGAAGATTTGAAGAAACTATCTGAGCCAGCCTCGACCTTGTTTACCTCAATCTGAGCCAGCGCAACTTCATGCGCTTGCTTCTCTGCCATCGTGGCGATCTCATGCGCCAGCTTGTTTTTGGCGTCCTTATCCTCGATAAACTTATCGAGCAACCCGGCAACCGGGCCGATCAATGCTTGGATCATGTGGCTTTCCTTACGTCTGACACGGGCGGATGCACGCCGTTGTGAATCTTGTGCAGCCGTTCCGTTTCTTTCTTCAAATAGTCAATGTCAGCCAGCGCAGAGGCAAGCTGCATGTGGTCGCGCCGCAAGACTTCGGGGGACGACATTGACGATAGTACGTGAAGCCGTTGGTCCTGCTTCTCGGACTTTGTGTCCAGCACGTCAATCCGCCTGTCGATGTCGCGGATTCGGGACTCAATGTCTTTAAGCTGATACAGAATGGACTTTATCTGCATCTTGCCGACCGCAGATGCGCCAGCCACGCTCACAAGAATGCCCGCCAGAGTGACAATGAGGCGGATGTCGATTGCGCCGTCCATCACGTTTCGCTGTCTGGCGCGTGGGCCAGTTTAAACATCACGCAGGCTTCGTCGGCCAGACAGGGCTGGCGGGATCAGTGGTGTTGGCAGGCAAGTCCCGAAGCGAGGTGCGGTAGGCTTGCCAAGCGGCAGGCACTGCCTCGCCAGCTTCCTGCGCTTTCACGACAACCCAGTCGCAAGCAGCGAGAAGAGCGTCACGCTTTGCTCTCAGCGTCGTCCACTCTTCTGTGTCGTAGCGGGATTTGAGCCACTTATGAGTGCGTAGATCGACCTCATCAATGTCTACTTCTTCGTAGACCGTGGCTGCATCTGGGTAAGTCTTAGGTGTTAGTTCAACTCCATCAGCATCATAAGTCGCTGGGGTTGCCTTGGCTTCCATTAGCTTTGCGATGGTGGCCGATGGGTTGAGAGAGTGAATGACCGCACCCTCTGCGGTGACGATGCGACTACTCATTTTCTAGTTCTCCAAAAAATACGACCATTCCTCGGGAATCAACTGCCGCGCCTGACGAATTGTACCAGCGAATATCCGTGCCTCCGGCCACCTTGCCGGTCGTAGCGGCAAAAGCGATTTCTCCATTACTTATACCGGCTGCGACATAGTCTTTTGTCTTGAATGGAATTTCGAAGGTAATTGTCCAGTCGCCAGTGCCGTTGCGGGCGATGCTTTCAATGTTGTACCCAGCCACTAAGTTTGGTGAAAATTTTCCGAAATCTTCGTAGTAAGCCTTCGCCTTGCTCAGATCAACACCAGCCGGAAGTTCCGCTGCCATTGAACGGACCATCTCGTTGACTTGCCGCTGATCGGTTGCGGGCATCGACGCATAGAGGTTCGCGTCGTTGATCTCGGCAACACCATCGTTCCACAACAGGCCGTGTTCAAATGTGGTGCCGCCAGCCGCGATGGTGCGCTCAGTTTCGATTGTCAGACCGTCGAAGATGTCTTGCGTATCGGACTGAGTGACGATGTACTTGCCCGTCAGAGGGTCGATCCGGGCGTCGAGAACAGCGTCGCTCGCGCCTTGCAACAGGCACTTCGCGTTAGCGGCGAACATGCCCTTTTCGGTCTCGTAGGCTTTAAGGATTTGAGCGCCGCTAGGTGCAGATGCGGCTAACCGAACAAGGGAGAGTGTCGTAGTCGTCGCCGGTTCCGTTGAACCATCGTCCGGGCGCACGCCTATCGCAAACAAGATCGTCCCGGAAATTGAGCCGTAGGCGGTCGCGTCTGTCGCTTCGAGAACGCCGTCGACCCATAACTCTAGTTCCGTGTTGCTTCGGCGAACAATGTCGAACCGGTGCCACTCGCCATCGTCGAGAACCGAGGTTGAGTTAATACCGCCGCTCGTGGATGCCCCCGCAATCGTGAAGGAAATAGTACCGCTTGCGGCGAGCCGCGTAGTGAAGCGAATCGTGTTTCCGGCGTTGGCAAGGCCCGTTAGCGTTTCTACGGCAGAATTGCCGGAACACTTTAGCCAGCCGCATTGGTGAACTGCCCCTGTGCCGAGAGAGTTATAGTCGGCGTCATCGCCCCGCGTGAGGTTGACCCCGGACGCAAACCCGCTATACCCAAGCAACTCCGCGCCAGTCTCTACCGCTGTCTCTGTGACGGTGCCATTCTCGGTGAGCGTGTTGGAGTTGTAGGAGCGGTCGGCGGTTTTTGAGTTGGCAAGGGCGGCTAACCTGATGTCCCCAACAAGAAAGCCGGTATTGTAAGTGGTCGTTACAAGCGCGGCCATTGTGTTGTCGAAGTTAGTGCTACTACTCCGCAAGACTTCGGCGACAGTAAGCCCCGCAGAGCCAAAGCCCAACAAGGCGTCTTTTTTGTCGGTTGCGATCCCTGTCGTAATAGCAAGGCTTGGGGGGATGTTGTTCGATCCACCGAGCACATTGCCCGTTGCGAATCCACCGGCGGTTATCTCGGCGACGGGCGATGCAGACAATAGAACACGGTCCCCCGAATTGTTGTCTGCAATGGCGACAAGATCACCAACAAACGCAACGCCCGGATTGCCAACCGTTCCCGACTTGTCCCACACGTTTCCGTCATATTTTATGAGCGATCCAATATCTGAGCCCGTACCGTAGCCAACAATGAATGACGGAACTGTTCCTCCGGTGCGGGGATCATATGGCCCAACGGATTGCACGCTCGCGGCAACGGCGTTGGTGTTGTCATTGGTCAGGGCGGGCGTCGTCGTAGATGAAAGCGAACGCGGCCAACCATCGGTGCGTTCTGCCCACGACCCACCATGCGGGTCAACAATGTGAAAGCCTTGGTCGCTGGTGCCAACGATCACATAGCCCATGCTTGCGGCAATGCTTGTCGGCGTTGCGCCGGTCAAGGTGACAGTCGCAAGTGGCGTTGCGCTCGCAAGCGTACCAGCCGTCAAGTCCCAAATGTTGACTTCGGCGTCAGAGCCACTGGTTTCTACCGTGGCAAGCATCAGGCTTGACCAAACTGATCCGTTCTCAAACTTACCGGCCCACGCTTTCCCATCTACTGAAGGGCCGACGAGACACGCATCAATGAATGCGTTGGTCTCGACGATGCCGGAAGTCGCTGCGGTGACTAATTCGCTGAGCGTCGTGATGCCCCCGGTAAGGGACTGGGCGAGGTCTGCTAGATCACGATTGATCGTCATGGTTAAGCTCCTGGCTTGGTAGGCCAGACCACATCGGCTGGACTTGCAAAATTTTGCGGCACATCGCGCAGCGCCTGCCGATAATTTGTTTCGTCCGCAGACATCGCGCGATCTGAAACTGCCCACCAGTCTGTCGCCGCAAGCAGACCGTCGCGCTCGCTGCGGACGTCCGCCCACGTGATCGCAGGAGGCGTGTAGGCCGCAATAGCCAACCCTTGTTCTACGATCTCGTCGTAATCAGCATTGCCGGGAACGGGTGGGATTGACTCACCTGTGTCCATGTCCTTGACGACACTGCCCATCTTGTCCCATTGAAGGTTTTTTCTCATTTTTACAACTCCGCGGTGAAGTCAAAGTAAAGGGCGTCTGTGACATCTCGGTAAATGTAGCCCCCGCCCGTGGTTCCCGATGCCACCGTGAACAAGGCCGACCACGCAGTGGCGTTGGGGTAAGCCGTAAAGGCACTGCATGTTTTGTTGGCGTTTGCGCCATCCGCAACTATGACATGGCCAACATCAGAGATTGAAATGGTCGGTGACAACCGCATTTCAACGGGGTGCGCTACCGGGCCTAAGAATGCATTTGTCGCCGCATTCATCGTGATAGAGCCAAATATCTGGCTGCTAGAATCCTGAACAGTCCAGCGACGGAAATACCGCTGACACTTTTCTAGCGTCGTGCCGTAATCCTCATGCTCAAAGTCCGTCCCCACGCTGCCGATTTCGAGTTGAACGCCTGCAAGTCCAAAAGTTCCGGTGCTAGAAACTACGTTTACTTGATTAGACGTAGCTTCATCATCCGCAGCATTCCATGTATCCGCAGTGCCTTGGTATGATGAGCCTGCTCCCAACGACCATACTAGGCTTAATCCAATTCCCGTAGTAGTCAGCCAAGTCCCCGACTGATCCAACGCAACGGTCTTGGTGAAAAACTCCCATGTGTCTGCCGAAGCAATCGTGTATTCAAAAACATAACTACGATTTTCCGCGCTATTTTGCAGCGAGACGCAATGGATGCCAGTAATTCTTGACCTAGCCCAAAACTGCAATGTGACAGTTTTGGCGTTAGCCGTCCCAAGCATCAGGTGGGAAACATTGGTCCCTTCTAGCTTGGTCCGAACGTGGTAATGCTCACCACTGGATATGCTTGCATCCCCTGTGGTTATGTCCACCTTTAGGGATTTCGTAAAACCCTGCCCTGACGGAACATCAGTATCTGCCGTTAGCGTGTAGGCTGCTGTTGCCCCAGAAAGAGCCTCCCAACGATCCGGCCCGCCATAACCAACCGCACCCGCTGCGATATTCGTAGACCCACGCTGCGCCACCGTCATCGCACCGTTGATTATTAAGTTCTTCGCGGTCGTCGGGTTCGAGCCGAAGCGCCAGACCTCAGTCCCACCGACCGCAACGCCAACCGTGTCGGCGGCGGGGAAAAAGATTCCGGTATTGGTATCGCCTGTGTTAGCGAGCGCTGGCGCGCTGCTCGATCCATCGGCCAGGGTCAGAGACGTGATGTCTGTATTCGCGCCCAGAAGCGCGTACTTCGCATCGCTCGCAGACTTGCTGTAATAGTCTCCCGGTGCAGCCGCACCGTGGGCGATCACTTCGAGCTTGTCACCCGCAGTCAGCGCCGCCAGCCCGGTGATTGACGTTCCGCTCGTCGCAGTGTAATCGCCGTCGTTGAGCATCACGCCGTTCAGAAACACCATGATGAACCCAGCGTCATAGGCAAGGGTGTTAGCGTTGTCGTCCGCGCCGGTCACTGAAGTCTCGCCGCCGGACGCGGTGTACTCGAACCGCTGGTAAACAGAGCTGATCGTCGATCCCGTCGCGACCCAGCCGCTGCCGTTATAAACTTTCATCTCGCCAGCGGTGGAGTCAAAGAACAGGGCCCCGGGAATCAGAGGATCGCCGTCGTTGTCGAGCGCCGGTGCGCTGGACTTAGCGCCCAAATATCTATCGTCGAAGCTATCAAAGGACGCCGCCGCCGATGCGGCGCTGGACGATGCAGCCGACGCCGAAGTGCTTGCGTCTGACGCCGATGTGCTGGCAGCCGACGCGCTTGTACTCGCGTTGGACGCCGAGGTGCTGGCCGAGCTGGCCGACGCGCTGGCCTTGGCGCTGTAGTGCTTCGCGCTATACTCGCCGCCGCCGCCTGGGACTGCGGAGTCCTCGGCTCGCTGCGCCCATTCTTTGGCGCTCCCGCCGGCGCCGGATTGCGTGCCGCTCGCATACTCTTTTGCAGAGTAGTCGCTCGTGTCGACTGTGCCGGAAGTTTCAGTTGCCCACTCTTTCGCAGCGCCAGCGGCGGCGGTGTCCGTGACGCCCGTCCCGCCGACCGCCCAAGCCTTCGAGCTGTAGCCCTCGCCGACCTGTGCCTCGCCGTCAGTCTTTTTCGCCCACGCCTCGGCCTCGTCGGCAAATCCGCTGGCACTCGTAGCAGAGGCCGCCGCTGCCGCTGCATCGACGATGAGCGCCCACTTCGCAACGTCGGCATTTGAAGAAATGGGCAAGCTGCCGCTACTGGTGTGGGCCGTGGTCGCGATGTAGATGTTATTGTTCGTCGTGTCCTTGACGATATCGCGCAACGCATAGGCAGTAGACGCGGCCCAGTCCCCGCGAAATACGCCGACCTCAACGCCGACGGTCGGGTTGCCATCCGTGTCAAATGCGAGGTAGTTACCGGCGCGACTTGCCTTCGTCGGCAACTCCATGTCCACGACGCCGCCATCCTCGACAAGCGCCGGGTCGTAAACCGGCGCACGCATGGCGCGCTTGCTCTCTTCCGAGATTTGCTGAACCATGATGATCTGGCCGTCAAGCTGCTCGTTTAAAGCAGCCGCGCGAAGATCACCGGCAGTCACAAAGTCTGTAGTACGCTCGATGTCACGCGCACCGACAATCGTGATCTGGTCGGCGGTAACTGGCGTGGACGGCACGTTCGTGCCAGTCACAATGGTTACGCTGCCCGTACCGTTGGCAGCCACGGAAACCGTGTAGTCCGTAGTCAACGTCAGCTTGACTGCGTTGAAATAGACGGCAAGATCGGTCTGATCCAGAACCTCAAACGTGAAGGCATACGGCCCGGTTCCAGCGGAGCCGCTGAAGACGACCCGGCGCGTTACTGCGTTAATGTTGTAATCAGCCATCTCTAACTACTTTCCGAAAGAAGTTATCGTATTTAATCGCTCAACCAAATCGCGGCTTGCTTCAGGGTACTCAATATAATCACCAACCAAGCCGTATTCCGACCCCACAGGGCGGGCCTCGTTGATGTAGCCATCTTCTCTCTTATTCGCTTCCATATCACCAAACATTACCTTGCGTGCGGCCCCTCTATAGTCGGAAACAATCCTATTAAGCGTTGGGTGGACAGTTCCAAGCGGCAGCTTTTGACCATATTTGCCTTCGTATTCTTCTATATACCGCTCAATTTCATTGGCGAGAGCAGTCTGCATGTCTACGCCGTTAATTTTAATCTCGCGAGCATATAGTTGTTTAAATCTGTTTTCCATTTCTGCGGTCATGGAGCGGCCCGCTTTGGCGACCATATACGCGGGCGGCTCACCAACAGCGTAATTAAGCTGGGCAAAGTATTCTCTGAGAAGGCTTGGCTTGCCGCCGGATACAATGCCAAACCCGTGGGCGATGGCCGGATCGCCCCCGATTGGGGTGGCGTCAAGCGGGTCCAGCTTTGGCAAAACGCCTTTGCTAAGGCCGGGGACGCGCGATCTAAATCTGTTGTAAGTAACGAGAAACGCGGAAAGCCCCGGCGCTCTGGCAGGGTCGCGGACCCCCATCGCGCGGAGCATTTCTGCCTGGGCTTCCGTAACTGCGGTTTCGCTCGCAGCCGGGTCTATCATTCTTTCAAATGCTGCGCCTAGAGATGAACTTGGAATACCGGCTGGCGTGCCTTGAAGCGCGACATTTGCGTAGGTTTCCATTGCCTTATTGAAAATATCAAGAATGCGCTCCCCGATATCGCTCTCATAGCTGGTAGCGATATCTACAATGTCTGAGAAAGCAGTCATCACGGGAATGTTCGTGCTGAACTCAGCAAGAGCAGCCGAGCCCGCGCTAAACATTTCTGAAGATAACGACATATCGGGGTCGTATAGCGCGTATTTTGTCGTATCGGCATAAGCCGAAGAGAGCATTAGCGGGATATTAAGAGGCTCAAGCCTGTTCAGCGACACAAAGACCTGCCCATCAAACTGGCCTCGCCCAACAGTGACGCTTCCGGGGACCAATTCGTTAAGCCTTTTAATGCTACCGGCTGTAAATCTATCTGCGCTAAATCTGAGAGAGTTTGGCTGCCAGCCAAGCTGGCGCAGATTATTTCTTTCGGCGTAATCGGCTGGGCCAGTTCCAGTCAATAAATCGTTTGCAACAAGATGATGACCAGCAAGCATGACACCACCGCCAAGCGCGACACGCGCGACTGCCATGTCCCTGCTTACCCCGCCCTTTTTCCAATCACTGTAAAAACGGGGCGAAAGAAAATTGAGGAACGGGACCGGAGTGCGTGCCGCGCCCTCGCTTGCGATCTGGGTAATTGTTCGCGAAAACATCGCAAATGGCTTCATAACAGCCCAGTTGAGTACCTTTTGAGTTCTCCACGCAACGCGACCAGACCGAGTGTCTAGATCAAAGTCAGCCTGCATCGTTATCATTTTTCTAAAATCTTGAGCGTCCTGCATTGCATCGGCAGGCACGGTGTCGAGATATTTAGCGGCTGTACTCCTCGCAACCTCTTCAGCGCCAGACACATCCCCAGGATTGGCTTGAAGATGGCGGATGTAAGCTGACTGAGCATCCCTTAGAGCGGCCTGGTGCAACTGCATCTGCATCCCAATGCCGCCGACAAACTCATCTACAGAGGCAATGCCTTTAAACGGAATACTGTAAAGAACGCCAAGAGCATCTATGCTTGCGCCAACGCCTCGTTTAAATAGTCCGTCACCGCGAGCCTTAGACACTTCCCTGCCAAACAAATACTCAGAAGTGTATGGGTTACGCCGCACCTCGCCTTTAGCGCCTGTTGCTTGTTTCAACGCAGGACCAAGAAGGCGGAAGCCATCAACGATACCGGCGGTTATGGCCGTGGCTCGAATAGAAATATCCGATAGCTGGGATCGCTCATCAACGAACTCGCGGCCAAGAACTTTAGCCAAGCCCGTCCGCGCCATGCCAACGGGGATTGAGGCTCCGCGAACGATGAAATCGTCTAGCAACATGGCGCTAGTCATACCAAAGTTGTATCCGTGCGTAAGAGGATTAGACAGCATAGATGATTGCGCCGCATAGATAACGGCGTCATAAATGCGCCCGACAACAGAGCGGGTAAGCAACTTGTTCTGTGCCTTCCTATTTCCTGCGGCTGCCTTCCATTTCTCGGCAAATGCAGTCAAACCATCTCGCGTCCCAAGCACCCCGAGCGTGTCCTGTATCTCTCCGTGAAGCACATCCGGCATTGCTATGTTTGTGCGTTTAAACACGTTGAGGGCGCGAGCAATATCTGTCTGTTGACCCTGCAATCTAGTGACGATTGCGTTGTGTTGGGCAACCGCCTCCTGAAGCTCGACCATCCCGGCATCGTCAAGGCCGCCGTTAGTAATGCGCGTAACCAAATCGTCTACTCGCATGGCGCTTTGATCGTGGAGGTCAACCAGACCCGCAAGTTGGGTGGCCAGTTGGCTGTCGCCAATCGTTACGCTCATGTCGCCAGAGTAAATCTTTTTAAGGCTTTCTTCTGAGGCTCCGATTGACCGGGCCTTTTCGTATAAAGACTGAATCGTGACTTTTTCTGGGGACTCGACGTTTGCTGCAAAAGCCTGAACCGTTGCGGAAAGTTCGTCGTCGTCAAAGAATCGAGTGTTGATCCTGCCCTCAACAAGCCCAGCCTGTTTTTGCAACGGCGTCAGCGACGGCACTTGCCTCGGCGCACCTATCTCTTCTTCCCGTTGCTGGACAATCTTCTGAACTTCAGCCTCAGATGCGGGTTCTGTCGGCGTTATGACAACTTGTTCATCCGGCGCTGGGGGCGTGGGATCGGGCACATCGGGGGCAACCGGCTCTTGCGCCTGCTCTCTCGGCTTAACTTTAACTTCACGAGTTTTAATTCCCTCCTTTAGAGCCTTGCGAACAATTCCTGTTACGCTGCTTGGTGCCTTGGCCATTACTCAACCCCACCCTCAAGCCCAATGGTTTGCTGCGGCATAAGCTCGGCGGTTTCGAGAACATCACTCACCGCCTTAACAGCCTTTGGTGCCAATTCAGACGCGCCCACTAAGAGTGGTCCCGCTACCGCGCCGATTGCCGTTTCAGCCGCAATCTCAGCGGCGCGTTGCTCTGGCGGCAAAGCAAATCCGGCCTGCTCCTCTACTGCCGCGACAGCGCCCGCCGGTACACCTGTATAAGTCGCCCCAGCAACACTAGCCGCCTTCTTGGTAGCCATGCTTTTTGCCAGTTCGCGCAACCCAGACTGTACCGCCTTTTGTCCTACAGCCCTTGCCGCAAGCCCAGCGCCAAATGTTGCAGCCGCGCCCCATGTCGAGGGGTCGGTAAACATCCCGCGAGCCATACGCCATGATCCAGAAAACGTGAAGTCAGGCAGCCTTTCGTACTGATCCATCAAGTAAACAAAAGCCTTGGCATTGTCTTTTGAGCCGTTGGAGATTAGCCGGGCCGCCTGCGATACCGCCCCCGGCCTGATCTCGGCCCCAGCAACTTCGCCAGCAAACGGCTGGGCAAAGTTATAATTAAAGTCAGCAATGATGTTGATCCCATAACGATGCGCGTCGTCGTCGGTGCCATCAAACGGCTGGCCCTGCATGACCGCGTAAATCTGTTTGGCATAGTTGATGAACTTTGGGTCAAACCGCAACGCCCGCTCGCTAATCTTTTTTTCTTGCGGCTTGTCAGGCGAAAATCTTTCTGGCGAGAGATTGCCGTAAATCTGGCTTTCAGCCTTTAACTCATACATTTGAGAAAAAGCGTCACTCATTAGTCCAAACTCCTAACGCCATGTGCAGCAAGCCGTTTGTAAGACTCAACAACACTGGAAAACGCCCTATTAGCTTGACTCTTGTCGCTCAGTTTTTTGTAGAACTCACTGCTTTTAATTTGATTGATTTTTGTTAGCAGCAACTCAACGCTGTCAAAAGAAAGAACCACGTCGGCGGTAAAGTCGATTCCCTGGTCGTTCCAGCCATCAACATCTTGCGATAGAAGTGCAAATGCGCGGCGCATGTCGTCCTGGGCTCCTTGTATTTCCGCGTCTACGATCACGGTTCCTCTAAGTTCAAATGGCGACACGCCCTGCCTGAGCGCTTCTTCTGTTAGTTGAATTGCCTCATTAGCAATAGCGAGCGACTGTTTATCTTGAGGAATTTGGCGGCTTGACCGGATGATTGGGGTAACTACAGCCACGGCCTGATTGTAAGTATCAGACGTAACAGTCCTGAGTTTATCGTACAGGTCATTCTGATCTTGAACATTGATGCTCATAGCCGTGAAGGCTGCGTCTAACTCGGATCGCTTTGTTATTTCACCCCTTAGAATGCGTTGCTCGACTTCGTAAAAGTGGTCCTTATTGCTTGGGGTTAAGCGGCCATCGCGAGCGCCTTCATATACGGATGGATTATATAGACCCAGGGAGTTGAAATAATCCAACTCCCGAAGGAGGGCATCGCGTCCCGGATCACTCGGGTCCATAACGCTTAATATTGAAGCCACACTAGTTGCCCTGTTTTTAAATACCTCATCCTGTTCTGCTTCTTGCCGCTGTTCGTCAGTGTGACGGTTGTCTCTAATAGTCCTGACGCGCCGTATTACATCTTCCTGTTCAGCGGTTGACAGTTTCTTCCAAATCCATGAAAGCTCCCCGAAGCCGCCGCTTTGCTCATCGGTGCTAGAAAGATTTTTTAAGGCGTATCCAACTAGAGCGCCCGTAGCCGCCGTTGAATCTGCCGCCTCAAAGTCTGACTGAGCCTTGCCTGCAATGTCCTTATCGCCAGTAGTCAAGGCAATGTCCAGATGGCTTCTGTTTATCGCCGCCGCAATAACATTATAATCGTTCTCCCCTGCGGTGCTATAAGCAGCCCCCAATACATTTGGTAGGTTCGACCTGCTAGTGTCGTAGTCTTTTACTAACTCGCGTTGCTGCGCCTTAAACACCTCCTGAGTGGCAAGTTTAAATGTAGACGCCGCAACTGTTGAAATGGTTGCGCGATACTGCGATGCAAGGCGCGGGTCAATCTCTGCCAAAACAGAAGAGTGACCATCCATGACGCCGTTAATCGTTGTCTTGAGGGAGTCAAGATCAACAGGCTGCCCGGCTGCAACAGCGCCGTTAATTACGGCCATCTGGCTTCTTGCCTCGCCCTCTAGCTGGGCTTGCAACTTTTGACCAATCGTTGCGCGAGAAGCAGCGCCAAAGATAGTCGTCGGATCGCCTACAATCTCGTCAATATCTCTGTCTTGCGCGATTGCATCTTGGATTTGCTCAACCGTAATTGGTTTATCAAAGCCATACTGAGCGCCAGCGATCTGCGCCCTTTCCGCAGCTTCCTTAAAGGCAAAGCCGCTCATGCGGTCGAGCGCATTGCTAAGGGAGCCATAGGCTTGTGCCCTAGCCGCCCCAGCAGACGCATAGTCCGCATTTGGACCAGGAATAAGTGTAGGACGCCTAGCCATTAGCGGTTTCCTTCGGGGGGCCACCTATTTTTCTGTATGTTAGGGCAGCCTGTCCAAGCGTTGCGGCAGCGCCAAATATGCCAGACCTTTTGGCTTGAGCGGCGCTGTCAAGCAACAGGCCAGACCGTAATGAGCCGCCCTCTCTGGCGATGATTTGGTTGTCTTGCAAAATCCTGTAATCAATAGCCGCTTCTCTCTCTGCTATTTCAGATAGCTGCTTGTACGACCCACTAAACGGGTCCAGCCCGCCAGCCCCCGCGCGAGCGACTAGAGCGCCTTGTTGAGCGTTGAGAGCTTTAAGCCTATCTACTGCTGCCTGCCTGTATTGCAATGCCTCACCGCGAGCCTTTACTTCTTCAAGTGCTGACTGTCGCGCCAAGCCCACCGCTTGCGCCCTACCAGCCCGAATCTGGCTGTAGGCGCTGGCGGCTGAAAGAGCGATTCCAATCGCCGGTAGTGCTGCCATTACTGCCCCGCGCTAACTTTGTAGTCGATGCCAAGCAAGTTCATCTTGAGTGGCACCGTCTGGCCAATAGTGATTTGCCCATTATAGTTGTAACCGAGAATGCCGTTCAGCGTTTTGATCCCGGTGTATTCGGCAACGTCATCGTCAAGAATGCCAGTCCCGAACCGGCGGAAGGAAACTTCCTTATTGTTAATGGTCATCGCCTGAGTTTCGTAGACCTCGGCATTAACCTCAAAGATGCGCTTCTTGAAGCCCCGCAGCGAACCACTTGATAGATTCGGCTCAACCGGCAACGTCACAATGGACGGCGTAAAGTTCAATCCAACCTGATAACTGGTCGTTGCGGTCTGTGCGAATGTTATGGTGTAGGGCGAAGCAGGAACCGTTTGATCCGGCTCAACGACGCCATCGCGGATGATTTTGACTGACTCAGCTTCAAGGTGAGCCATTGCCACAGACGATGCAGCGCCACCAGTTTTGGCGCAATCCAAGAGCGTGTCGCTGTCAAATACCTCAACATAATAGACATCCGCGCTGTTTACGTTTCGCTTAACAACAACATAGATGTCAGTCACATCCACGCCAACATTCAAAAACGTCCCGTCCGTAGTCCATTCACTCGGCGCAATGACGTTCTGCGAGCGAAGAAGCGTGTAGCAAGCGATGCTGCCGTCGTCGTCATTGACGATTAGGAGCCTGTCGCCCTCATCAGTTCGCGTGCTTACCCGCACGGCCATCTCACCAGGAGACTTCAGGAGATGAGAGGAAAGCAAAGAAATCTTTGCAGACGTATATGCGTTAGAAACGTCTGCATACTCAAAGTCCTGCAACGACCGGCCCTGCCGCTGAATGAACAGGGATGCGCCGTCAATGTTTTGGATGCGAATGCCGGGCTTTGCGCCGTAAGAACTTTGCTGCTTGATAATAAGGGTTTCTGGGGTGATCGGCTCGTCTAGCGCCTGCGGCACATAGAACTCACCTCCCGTAGTAAAAATCTGAAGGTGACGCCCTGAGTAGATGTCTACGATTGCATTGAAGGTGCCGGTATCTAGCGTTGCCTCGACACCATCATCAGCAAGAGCCTCGCCCTTGGAGAAGTTAAAAAAGTCGCCTACGCGCGATCCCCAAATGGTAGATGGACGAGACTTGCTGCCGCCGAAGTAAAGTCGCCCCTCGTGAAATACCACGCTGCGCGGCCAGCCCCTTGTCGATGACCACACATCCTCGTAGCCATGCTCAATAAAAAAGTTGCCAGAAGAAATGGTTGCAGTGTCAAAAAACGGAGTCTCTGTGTATGCTTTTACGGATGTGTCACTAACGTATTCAACAATGCGAGCGCGACCAAAGCCGTTGCTTTGCACGACATACTCACCAACGGCAGCCGCCTTGAATGCCTTTACTTCGTAGTTAGAGGTGTTGTCAGGCGCGGTGTCCCACGCGGGCTCCACTGTGAGAACCTTTGTTGAGGCAACGTAATCCTCAACGTGTCGCGTCTGCCCCGACCATGTGCCGCTCGTAATCTCGATAAACATTCCATTTGGCTCGTCGTCAGACGTAAAGCTACTCGCCGCCTTCAGGGTTATCGTATTGCTTGAGCCAGCCTGAGCCGTGCCTGTATCGGTAGTGACCCCAGATGCAGTAAGAGTAATATTTCCTGACGTGGCGCTTGGGGTGATGTCGTAAGTGGTAAAATGGGTATCAACAGAGAACGCATACTGAGGAAGAAATTCAAAGCTAATCGTTGTGGCTGTCCAGGTGGAGTCAGACACGCCCCTGACGATCTTTACTGGCTCTAGGTCTTCGTGAGCAATAACGAGCGTATCCGCGCTCTGCACCCAATTCAGTTCAGGCAAGATGCCAGAAGTAACGGCGGCAATAGTTAGGTAGTCATTGCCTGAGCCATTGATGTTCGTTACTTGCGCCGAGTTCTTAAATACATACATCTTGCCCGGCGTAAAAACGAGCATGTAACTATCGTCAACGCTGAACTCAAAAGGAACCATGCGAACAGCGGTCCCAGCCCCACTGTCAAGAGTAGCAATGTATTTAGTGCCATCCCTGCGCCGTGCGCCACCCTGCGGCTGAATGCTGACATTCGTCGCAGACGAGAGTCCCGAGCGGTATTGCGCGATATCAGTCCTTGCACGCAGTTTTGGGTCAAGCTCGCCAGACGTAAAATCATTCTGTATTTGAATGATTCGGCTCATCCGCGAACATCCGTGAGCGGGAAGTCCATGATGTTCTGCGGCGGGCGATCAACGCCATCAATGTTCATCGAAACCCTAGCAAGGCCGCCCCGCATGTTTTCGGACGGCAGGCCATAAGCGAGTCTGTGGTAGTAGTCCGCCTTAGTGATCTGATCCGTAATCGGCTCCGCAAAAGACGCGGCGAGAGCGTGCTTTAGGTAATTAACAAAATATGCCGGGAACAAGGATGGGTCCACGGTGTACTGATAGTCGATCCAAACGCTTTCGTAGTTGGCGTACAGCGCGGTCCCGTAAATATCGAAGTCGTTTACAGGCGTCCCACCGGCTGAACTGGTGATGAACACAGCCTTTGGATTTCCAAGGATATCGCCCGGAAGTTGGTACTTGTATCGCCATTCTGTGACAGGCGTGTCTACAAGCCGCGCAAGCTGAACCTTCTTGATCGACCAGCTATACGGGTACTGCATCAACAAAGTGTCCTGAATGTCGTCGTAGAGGCGGTCGGCTACCTGGGCCTCGTCCGTGCCTTCTGAAAAACTTGATAATGCAGAAGCGCCCAGCATGATGAGCGCGTCAGAACAAATGCTAAGTTTGGTGTCGCCAGCGGCCATCGCGCCTAACCCCGATCATGCCTACGGCAGCGCCGTAACGCGCCAAAGAAGAACTGGGGCTGGCGAAAGCCAGCCCCAATCCAATTAGTCACCATCCGTGGCGGCCAGCGTAGTACCGTCCGCAACGTCAACAACTCCACCGCTGTTCGAGAGAACTTGCGTGAGAGTGCTAACGCGGGTGCCACCAGTCGAGGTTACGCAATAGATCAGATCGCCCACGGCAAGCGTGTCCGAAATGTCATTGAAGTAGCCAGCGGTGTTGACATCCGCAATGGTGTCCGCCGTCTGATATGTGTAGATCGACGGAGCGTTGCCCTTTTTAGAAGAAGAGACAACGCCAAGTCCCGAAGCTGAGAAAGCCATGCTCTTACTCCTTATTCGGTGCTGCTGATTTTGACGATGCCTTCATCGTCAATGGCGATGGCCCCAGCGGAGAACATCGAAGAAACGAGGAACGACGTCTTTTCGGGGACGTAGTTGATCTCGCTCTTCTGGTTCATGCTGATACCAAGGCCAACAGCATCACGGTGGAACGCAAAGCTGGTGCGGGTGGACGGAAGCGGCAGGCCGCCTTCGTCACGATCACCAAGCATGATGAACTTAAAATTCAGGAACTCATCGAGCTCACCGCGAGATAAGCTCTTGACAGTAGAGAAATCGCTCGAAGTAAGTTCCGTTTCGTCCAGCAACGCCGAAAGACCATTAGCATGAATAACCATGCAGCGGCCTTCCTGCGGCACGTTTTTGGCGTCAAGAGCCTTCTTGGCCGCCAACAGCTTCGCGAGGTTGAGGTTCGTGGCCGTACCACCGACGTTGGTGTCAACAGTCGAGGGCGATGAAGCCGCATTCAGGGCGTCGATAACAAGCTGGTCCATACGACGACCAATAGCATTGCCAACAACCTGAACAAGCTCACGACGCTCGTCGAAGTTCACCTTCGCCTGATGGAAGATATCGCTGTACTCGGCGGCGATATAATCCGACATGCTCGCCGTAACCTGAGAGTAGGTCACGTTGAGCGGGGTCACGTCCGTTTGGGGGACGCGAACCGTAGCGGTGCCCTTCCCGATTTTCGGGAACTTCACCTGATTGCCTTCGACATTTGTCCGTTCGCGGGTCACACCGGCAAGGGCGCGAGAAGCCTGATAAGCCTGCTTGACCTCGGCATCGAACAACTGAACGTAGGCGGAAGAAATGCCAACAGCCATTTCAATCTCCATTTCAGTTAGTTGAAAATTAAATGCCAATCCGCCTAGCAGTTATCCTCACGGGCTGCGGCTTGGGTGGTTTCGCGCCTCACCCCAGGGCGGTTCTGCGGGCCTTTCGGTTGTCCGCAAATAACATATAATAAAAAAGGGAGCGCAAGTAAACACCAGGCTCCCTTTAAGTAAATATGAAGAAAAGGTTCAGACCGGGCTGTAGTCCTCTTTCCCGTATACTTGCTCGAACATACTTTCAACTTTCCTTCTATAAGAAGGATCGCTCTGATACTCGGGCTTCCCGACCATCGCAAAAAGCTCTTCTTTAGACGGGGCGTCGTTTGTGGGAGACACATCGACCGGAACCGACCTGTCACCGTAGTAGGAACGGATTTTCTGCAAAGCCCTTAGCCCCTGGGCGGTGCCACCCATGATTTTAAACTCCTCAAAATCGGCCTCACTCCACACGCCCTTGCTAACCAAGCTCTGCCCCCATTGAGACATCGACTTAATTACAGCGTCGGCATTTGGTCCGAGAGCCTTGTATTCTTCATCGTAGGAAAGCCTAGCCTGTTCCTGCTCTCCCCCAGCAATCTCGATGAACTTAGCCGCAAGCTGATCGAAAGCATCTTGGCTAATGTTGTTTTCCTTGGCCCAGTCTTTGTAGCTGTTATACAGCGGGTCATCGGCGGGTATCTCAGCTTGTTGAAAAACCGCCTCGTCATAAGCATCCGGGGCTTTGTGCTTGCCCTGAGATAGCTTTTTTTCAAGATCGCGATATGACTTGGTTAGGCTCTCAACGTCAGGGCCATCTTCGGACCAGAACTTTTCTGGGAACCACTCTGGACGCTCGGCAGGCTTCGCCTCTTCCGTCGTTTCTGCGTCGGCCTTGGCTTCGTCTAAACGAGGGTCGCTGCCCTCTAGGTGCGTAATCGACTCTTCTTGCTGCTGGTTATCGTCGTCACCCTGCGGGGCGGCTTCGGCCAACAAACCTTCAGTCTCGCTCATTACTCGCTTGCCTTTTCTATTCGCCGCTCAATTTCGCGGACTATGGAGTTTTGCCCCTCTCGCGCATAGCCGTGCGAAGCATCTTCGCCGGGATACCAAGTGGGCTGCTCAATCGTCAGCGATCTAAGGTGGGCCAAAACCTTTTGGCCGTCGTCGCTGCCGAATACACGCAAGTACAGACGATTTGTGTCGTCCTGATCCTGCTTAGTAGTTTTGGTAAGTTCCGGCTGGAATTGCCGTAGTCCGTCCCATCCTTCGACGGTTTGCATCAATCACCTATTGCTGTGCTGGCTCCATGCCCTGCTGGGCCGCCATCTGCGCCATCTGGGCAGCTTGCTCCATCATCTGCATCCGCTCTTCCGGCGTAGTCCTGAGATTTGCTGGGATGCCTAGCTTGTCGGCAATGTAGTCAGCAATCCCACCAGTGCGAACCGCCATCTGGCCTTCTGGCCCAAGCGACGATGCAATCTGCACCCATTGCGTAATTTTCTCGATGTCGCCCATGTTCTGCGCTTGAGCAATCGGGCTAACAGGTATGACCTTTACTTCCAGACCGTTTACACGCAACGGCATTTCAATCAAGCCTTGGTCGTCCATGACGTACATGACACGCGCAATTAGCGGCACCATGGTTTCAGTAATCAGACGGCCAAAGGCACTTCCAAGGTTCTGCGACAGTTCACGCATACGCTCCGCAATTTCTGTGGCAGAGCGCGCGCTCATATTGTCGGGCGGCAGCGTGTCGTCCAACAAAATCTTCTTAACATTCATTCGCAAATCGTTAATCACAATTTGCGAAACATTAAAGTCGCCAGAGCGTGGCAGCATTTTCAGGCTGTCGCCCTGCGGGCCGCCGTTTCTTGCCACGGGGATAATTGCACCGGGCACAATCCGAATGGTCTGCGGGTTTAGGACGCCATCATCGGCAGCCGTGTAAACACCGGCAATGCTGAGTGATGCATTCTTGAGAAGAAGCTCAAGTGTTTTGTTGAGCGTCTTAATGTCAGGGATGGCCGTGACGAGGGGACCGCGACCGTAAACCTCCCCCGCCACCTTCATGTAGCGCGCGACGATCCACGGAGAAGATCGCATTGTCCGATGCACAATCTTCTCTTTCCCGTCAGGCCAAATTACACAGTAATGATACTCACCTCGACTCGCGTCTAAGATTGTTGATTCGATAAGTTCAATTTCTTCAGTCGGTTTTTCCTCGATTGCGCGAGCAAGGCGAGGCGAGATTTCCGCATCAAGCCAATGCTGCGTAATGGCCTCTGCCTTCAAGCGCATCCGGCGATACACATTGTCCACCTTGCCGTGCGCGCCTTCCTCAATAGCGACAAGATACTGCGGCACAGACGTAAACCTGATTGGCGTTGCCTCATCACCAGGCTGCACAAGCATGACCGCCGTGCCAACAGCAAGGTCCATAAGGAACTCGCCCATCGCCAAGTCAAAGTTGCTTTGGCGAAGCACGCTGAACATCTTGTCTGAGTAAGTGTCTAGGACGGCCTGAACCTCAATATGCCGGTCCATCGGGATGTCTGGACCCGGCTCCAACCGGCACCAGCGACCATAAGGCGGGAATAGGCCAGACTGAATGCGGTTCGCAAACCTTTGAGTGGCGTTGATCGCTGTGCTGTCGAAGACGCGGGCCATCTTGTTCTGGCCCGGAGCGCCGCCACCTTCGTAATAGCCGTCATACAGGTTGCGTTGTGGCAGCGCATACTCGTAGCAATCCTCGTAAATCTGACGCCAGTTATCCTTGCGGCGCTGGGCTGCGGCGTGTCTCTTCAGGATTTCTTCGACGCTATACATGGCTATGACTTCTTGTGTCTCGCCGCAAAATTACGAGCGGCCTGTTTGCTCCCAAAACCCCACGCCCTCAAAGCTAGGCCAAGTCGCGTGGGTTCGCCCTTCTCGTTCTTCTCTGGCCCATCCATGCCGCCAAACCTTGCGGCGAAGGAAACTCTGCGCGGATTGGTTCCGGTCTTAACCGGAGACTTTAGATTGCCACCCTCTTTGCGCTCAAAGTAACGCCGACCTTTTTCGTTCAGCCCACCTTCAGGGTTTTGATAAATCTTCTTAACCACGAGCGGCACGCATGTTGTCGATCAGATTAGGGTATGGACGACCAGCCTTACGCGCCGCACGCATTGCGGATCGCTTTTGTGCGGACGACAAAGACTGGGGCTTGCCCGCAGACTTGGGCCGTGGCTTGTCCCAGACTTGCTTCTTGTCCTTCATCGCTAACCCATCAACGGACGGACCTTAGTCCGCGCCCTAATCCTTGCAGCACGTTCGCGCTCCGCACGGCTGCCGTATTTAAGCTCTCTGGCACGCGCCGATACGGCAGCGCCCGGTGGCTCAGGCGGCGGCGGCGGCGGAAGCGATGGCGACACCATATCCATCACGGGGTCGAGGAATGGCGGCGAAACAATCGAGCCTGAGATTGGCGGCTCTACAGGCGGTGGCGTACGTCCGGTAAGTACAGCGGCGGCTCTTTCCTGCGGGCTAATAACAGACTCTACAGGCGGCTGTGCGGGTGGCGTACGTCCGGTAAGCGAAGCGGCGGCTCTTTCCTGCGGGCTAATAGAAGACGGAACGGATACGCTGGGTGCGCCAGCCATTAACCCGGCCCCAAAGTTGAGGTAACGCCCAGTTCTGCGTTTTCACGCTCTTGCGAAAGCAGGGAACGGGTGCCGCCATACCGCATCGCGCGGCGACGGGAAGCGGTCTGCGCCTGAAGGCGGCGTTCTTCCTCTGCCGCCCGCTCTTCAGCGCGGCGCTGCGCCTCGGTAGTTTCAGGCGCAATCTGTGCCGGGGTCGGAGCCTTTGGCTTGCTTAGGATGCCACCCATCTGTGATCCTCGCGTACATGTAGTAATCGGCACCATCAGGCCCAAACGACTTGAGTGTACCTTCGCGCACAAAATGTAATACTTCGGCCCACCTAATAGCAAGCGTGTTGCGACTATCGACTACTATCTGCAATCTAAATAGACGCATCTGGTCTACTATCGTATCGAAGTAACGCATCGCTCCGCGCGTTAGCGACACAGGAGCAATACTTACGATATCGCTGGTTAGTAACCACGCCTCGGCCACCCCACCCCAGACGGGGACAACGCCCCAGCAACAGGCAACTTTGCCGCGATAAAGGGCGCTATAGCAATGCGGGTATTGGCTATACTGTTGCAATCTCTGCTTGTAGTCAGGCAGGCATCTAAAGTAATTACGCTCAAACCAGCGCAAATCCATCATAGCCACATGCCCCCAATGGAAGGGCACGACCGTCACCCCGGAATTAGCGGTAATTGGGATCATTGCAGAGCCTATAGGGGTTGTACCCCGTGCGTGAAAGGTGGTATTTTTGGGGGTCTAAGCTCTTCCACTTGGACCCTCCTGTAGTAACGGGGCGCTTCCCTTCCTGAGCGCCCCGTTTTTTTATGCAAAAATGTCGAAATCCGTGCTGGCCCGAAGTTGCTTAAACAGAGGCTTTCCGTTGGGATTGCGGGTCAAGGCTCGGTGTTCCCCGCCCCCGAGCATCAGGTATCCGTATGCGTCCCCAACGTGGGAATGCTCGTTCTTGCTTGGCATGTCTCGGAACCGCTCCTGCCCGCCGCCCATGGCGACACGCTTAAAGTGATAACCGCCGCTCAGAGACTTTCTGATCCGGGCGCAATCCTTGGACACCAGCAATCCCGGCCTCCCGTCGATAAGCCGGTTCATCGGCATCGCCCCAGCCTCACGGCGCACCATGAAGTCGTTGCTTTGAGTAGGCCGCGCGTTAAAGCCATGCGTCCGCAAGTGGTCGAATGCCGTGACCTCAAAGATTTCGTCGCGCTTGCCACCAGCCGGATCGCCCCAGATAAAGATATCGTTGCGTTTAAATTGATCGACAAACTTTGTCTCTATGTCGGACTTGAGGTTCAGCGCAAACCTCTCAAGACCCATGTCGAAGGCGACAAGCTCATGCACGATATGCCAGCGGCCATTTGCCATGCGCTGCCCGAACACCGCTGCCGGGGTCAGACCAAAGTCCAAGCCAATGTGTAGCGGGCGCTCCTTCTCAATCTCAATGTCAGCCGCCATAAGGCTGTCGCTGTATTCATGCCATACAGGCTTGCCGTCCTGCACATAGACATACTTCGCCCCGGCGTAGCAGTTGATCCAGTCAATCGTCTTACCGGCTAACTGCTGTTCGTAATACCCAACCGGCAAGTTGTTGACGTTCTCCGCGTCAGGGTTCATGCGCCAGAAATTGTTGGCCGCAAAGATTGCGCCTTCATGCTCCTTGGTCGCGTCCAACACGCCACCCGGCTGCTTGTAGAACTTCCACGGGTAGCGACCCCTAATCGGGTTCTTCTCAGCCAACCCATGCCACCAGTGGTCCGAATCCATAGGGTTCGTAGACATCCACACGCCGCGCCACGGGCAACCGCCATGCTGCTTTGTGGGATAGCGGCCCACGCGGGAAGTCAGGCCGTCAACAACAGCCTTCGGCAACTCCCGCGCCTCATCGACAAAGCCACCCGTCAGTTCCAGAGAAAGCAGCTTCCGAACATCCCGTGGCTGGTCAAGCGCCAGAAAGATAACCTCGCAGTCCACACCGGGCGTTTCTCCGCGCGGGGGCAGCTTGATATGGTGGGTAATCGGCGGCGACCAACGCATCGAACCCCAGACATTCTCGGGAAATATCTCCTGCCAAGTCTTGAGCGTCGTGGTCCGCAATTCCGGGTAACTGTTACGAATTACTGCAAATCGTGAATAGCGCACATTGTCAATCGGAGAGGGCGGCTGTTTGACGGCCCGCAGCATGACTTCAGCTAGGCAGGCATACGTCTTGCCTGATCCAACCGGCCCCATCAGACCGCGCACAAAGCTGTCGTCGTTCAGAAAGCGCCAGACTGTCGGGCTTTCACTAAAGTCAAGATTCAGACCTGTCAGCGCCGACGCATCCCGCGTCCTGCGCCTTCTGGGACTGCGGTCCTTGGCTCGCTCCGATCTAGCCACTAGGCAACGTCATCCGGCGTTCTAACCGTAGCGATTGCCTCGCCACAAGAGCCACAGACGACATCCACGCTATATTCGTACAGTCGTCCGCGCGTCTGCTGGCCACAAAAATCACAGGTAACGTGATTGTCGTAGTACCTGATAAAACGCGGGTTGCCGCCC